AAAAGATAAAACTCTATACCAATCATGTCATATTCTACACAAAAAGGGTAAATATTATATTGTACATTTCAAAGAATTATTTGCATTAGATGGCAAACCAACAGACTTTGAAGAAAATGATTTAGCAAGAAGAAACACAATTAGCAATTTATTGGCCGAATGGGGACTGATTGAAATTGTTTCTAAAAATTCATTAGAACCAATTGCGCCATTGTCTCAAATCAAAATTATATCTTATAAAGAAAAGAATGAATGGTTATTGACGGCTAAATATAATATCGGAACTAAAAAAAGAGACGACAATTACCAGTCAACTGGTGAACGTTAAGCACTTGACAAATGACACACACTATGAGATAATAACATCTCAAAACAAATTAGGAGATTCTATGAAATCCATTACAGCATTGACAGCAGTAGCACTCACTACTCTCTCCCTAGTTGCCGTTGCGGCAGATAAACCAGCAGAAAAGAAACCTGCCGACAAGTCTGTGACAGCAGCATCTGCGCCTGCACCCGCATCTACAGCAGCCTCTAAAGATAAACCACGTCCCAAAGTGATTACTCCAAAAGAGAAGGCTGAAAAAGCTGAAGCTAAAAAAGCTGAAGCTAAACCAGATGCTAAGAAATAATTTTTAGCATCCTTTTTTATCATTAATTAATGAGGTATTTAAAATGGCATTTGTAAATTCAAGCAAAACACAGACAGAACTCTTGGTATCGTACTTGCGTGGTACTGGTCGTGGAATCTCTGCACCACAAGCTAAATCTTTGTTCGGCATCAAAAACCTTCGGGCTCGTATTAGCGAGTTGCGCCAAAGCGGCTACAAGGTTCGTAAAGACATGAACACGCAAGGCAACACAACTTATTTTGTTTCACGCAGAATGATTGGTCAAGCCTAATAAGTCTTATAAATAAACGTATCTCAGGGATGGGAACGTTAATGGCTCTTCTACCTTAGGAGCGTCTAATGCTGGTGCAACGATATGGCACCCCTGTATTCAGTAAGCAGGACTTTAATGATACGCCTTCGGGGTATCAAATTTTATTTTTAACTCGCTTAATAGGAGCAAACTATGTTACATAACATCAATAGTGCTATCGATACTTTTCAAGGCACGAAAACGCAATTCGTCAAAAATTTCGTAAAGAATGAAGAACTTGCAAAACCCCTCAATACTTTCATTGAAGCGCAAACATCTTACGCAAAAGCTGTCGCAGTAGAAGTCAATACGTTTTTTACAACTCTTGGCATGTCTGCATACTCTTTTGATGCTAAGAAAGCATTTTCAACATCAAAGTAAGAGGAGATACAAAATGGGACACACACCAATTCCCGCTATCTTTGGCGGTCCAGGTCTGAAAGACTTTGATAAATTCTTTGTCGGCTTTGATGAGCAATACAATCGGCTAGCAAAAATTCATAATGATGTGACTAAAAACATTCCAAACTACCCACCATACAACATTCGCAAGACTGGTGATAATACTTACGTGATTGAAATTGCTGTTGCTGGTTTCAGTAAACAAGAAATTGATATCACGTTAGAAGACAACAAACTCATTGTTGCTGGTAATACGAAAGATGACGGAGACAATTTCTTGTTCAGAGGAATTGCTAATCGTGCATTCACTCGTATATTTGCACTTGATGACCAAATTGAAATTCAAGATGCAGCTTTGATTAATGGTATGTTGAAGATTGCTTTAGAACGAATCATTCCAGAACATAAGAAACCTAAGAAGATTGAAGTTAATGATGTTGAATCTAAAACTAAAAAATCTACTAAACAATTCTTAACTGAATCGTTGGACTGAGCGAATGTCACGTAAAGTGTTTTAAATAATAGCATGGGTGCCGCAATGGCACCCATTTTTAATTATGGAGATATATTATGCAAAATGAACTTAGAATTTTAAAATTGAGCACAGGTGAAGAGATTGTTGGTAAAATTACAGAACGTAGTGCCGATTTAATTTCAATCGAAAATCCATGTGTACTTGCAATCGCAATGGCGCCGAATGGTAAAGCAAGTCTTCAAATGCAACCTATGCTTATCTTTTCAGAACAGAAAAGGGTAGATATCAATCGTGCCAATATAATATATGATGTTTCGGTTGCGCCTGAGATTGAAAACAAGTATAATGAGATATACAGTTCAGGTATAGTTATGCCTAAAAAGCAATCTATCATTATTTAATGAAATTTTACACACACTTCTCTAAACTTGGCAATAACATTCTTGTTCGTGGTTACAACAACGGCAAGAGGTTTACTGATAAGGTTGAATACAATCCAACATTGTATCTGCCGGCAGGCACAAAAGATGCTGCGTATCAAACCTTGGATGGCCAATCACTTGCGCCTGTGTTACAGGGAACAATGCGTGATGCTACTGAGTTTATGAAACGATATGAAGACGTTGACAACTTCAAAGTTTATGGCTCAACAAACTTTCCTTATGTGTACATCAACGAAGCATATCCAGGAAAAATTGATTATGATCCGCAACAAATTAAGATTGCGAACATTGACATTGAGGTTGGTTCTGAAAATGGCTTTCCTGAACCCGAGTCTGCAAGTGAGCCAATTACAGCAATCACGTTTAAGATAGCTGGACACTTCTATGTGTTTGGTTGTGGTGACTATGAAACCAATCGTGATGACGTAACATATACGAAGTGTCGTGATGAAAATAATCTCATTATGCGTTTCCTTGAAATGTGGGAAGAAACATCTCCAGACATTGTGACTGGTTGGAATATTCAATTCTTTGATATTCCATATCTGAACAATCGTATCACAAAACTCATGGGCGATAATACTGCACAGCGTCTATCTCCATTCCATAGAATCTATGAACGAACAACAACAATTCTCAATAAGCCGCAAACTATGTTTGAGTTTGTGGGTATCGCAACACTTGACTATCTTGAGTTGTACAGAAAGTTTACTTACTCACAGCAAGAAAGTTTTAGCCTCAATCACATTGCATATCTTGAACTCGGTGAAAAGAAACTAGACTACTCGGAAGTTGAAAGTCTTCATCAATTGTACAAAACAAACTTTCAAAAGTTTATTGAATACAACATCCATGACGTTGAACTTGTAGATCGTATTGACGCAAAGATGCAATTGATTGACATGGCGCTGGCGCTGGCGTATGATGCTAAAGTTAATTACAACGATGTGTTCACGCAGGTGCGTATGTGGGATACTCTGATTCATAACGATTTGATTGAAAAGAATATTGTTGTGCCTCAGAATGCTCATACAGCCAAAGATTCACAATTTGCTGGTGCTTATGTGAAAGATCCAATCATTGGTATGCATGAATGGGTTGTGTCGTTTGACTTGAATTCACTCTACCCACATTTGATTATGCAATACAATATTTCACCAGAAACAATTGTTGAAGGTCGCCACACAAGTATCTCTATTGATAATTTGCTGAACAGCGAATATCAAGCACAGGGAGAATATTGCATGGCTGCCAATGGTCATTACTTCAAGCGTGACAAGCAAGGCTTCTTACCAGCTATGATGCAACGCATGTATGATGATCGTTCATTGTACAAAAAGAAAATGATTGAAGCACAGAAGGCTTACGAAAAAGAAACGAATAAAGAAAGTAAACTTGAAATAACAAATCAGATTTCAAAGTACAAGAACTTGCAACTTGCGAAGAAAGTACAATTGAACTCCGCTTACGGTGCACTTGGAAATCAATATTTTAGGTTCTTTGACACTAGACAAGCAGAAGCCATCACTCTGTCTGGTCAACTTGCTATTCGCTGGATTGAAAAGAAGTTGAATAGTTATCTAAACAAACTTTTGAAAACTAAGGATATTGATTATGTCATCGCATCGGATACGGACTCTGTATATGTCAATCTTGGTCCGCTGGTACATATGGTCTACGGAGCGAAGAGTGAAACGAAAATTGAAACAATTGTCAATTTCATTGACAAAGCATGTACCGAAAAATTTGAACCATTCATTGACAAGTCATACCAAGAACTAGCAGATTACATGAATTCATTTGACCAGAAGATGCAAATGAAGCGTGAAGTAATTGCCAACAAAGCTATCTGGACTGCAAAGAAGCGTTACATTTTAAATGTGTATGATTCTGAAGGTGTTCGTTTCGCAGAACCAAAGTTAAAGATGATGGGTATTGAGGCTGTCAAGTCTTCTACACCAATGTCGTGTCGTGATAAAATTAAAGAGTCTTTGAAGATTGTGATGAATGGTAATGAAACAGAATTTCAATCTTTCGTAGATGCATTCAAACAAGAATTCAAAACTCTTCCATTTGAAGACATTGCATTCCCACGTGGTGTTAGCGAACTATCTAAATACATGAGTAGTTCGGAACTATATTCAAAGGGCACACCTATGCATGTGCGTGGTGCGATAATGTTTAATGCGTTTCTGAAAAAATATAAACTGACTAAGAAGTATCAACTTATTCAGAACGGCGATAAGACTAAATTCTGTTACATGAAAGTTCCAAATCCCGTTCAAGAAAATGTGTTCTCTATATTGACTGTACTTCCAAAAGAATTCAATTTGGAAAAGTACATTGACTA